AATCGAGATTCTGGTAATCCGAATCCGTGGGCAAGTGACGATGAGCGTGCGGGCACCGAAGGCGATGAAGATTGTGAGGGCTGAGTTGTGCGAGTGACACAGACTTTACTGAGGAGACTCAGAACTGTTGACGTTCTGGAACACGTCGTGGTTCATTACAAAACGGAACGTGAGGTGTTGCAGTTGTTGGCGCTCGTTGGCGTGGGCAAGTGGAAACACCAGCGAGAAGAGCCGGGCCGATGGTCGGTCTGGCGTATTGAGTGAGTGACACAACAGTGGGGACGAAAAATGAAGATTGTGAGAGGGAAGAAAATCCAGCCGCGAAGGGTTCTGTTATACGGCACGCACGGTATCGGCAAGAGTAGCTGGGCATCGCAGGCACCGGACGTGCTGTTTTTGAATCTCGAAGACGGCCTGAACGACATCGACGCCGCGAAGTCAGAACACCTGACGGCGTTGGATTCTGTGCTCGAGGCGTTGACGTGGCTGGCATCTCAGAAGCACGGTTTCCGGTGGGTTGCAGTCGATTCAGTGGATTGGCTGGAGGGCCTGATTCATGACGAGGTAGCACGCAAGGCTGGCAAGGCGACGATTGGAGACATCGCATTCGGTGCCGGTTACAAATCTGCCCAGGCATACTGGGATAAGATCCTGTCAATGCTCGACTGGTTGCGGACTGAATGCGGGATTGGCATCATTTTGTTGGCGCACACTGCAATCAAAAAGTACGCCGATCCGATGTCAGACAGTTATGACCGGTACCAGCCAGCACTGCACGAGACGGCAGCGGCAACGCTCCAAGAGTGGGCCGATGAAGTGCTGTTCGCCACGTACCGAGTTCACACCCGCAAACAGGATGAGGGATTCGGCAAAGAGCGAGTAATTGCCGGTGGCAGCGGCGAGCGATTGCTACGTTGCACAGAGACGCCGGGAGCACTGGCAAAGAATCGTCTGGCGTTGCCGGACACAATTGAGTTTAGCTGGGCAGCGTATTCCCAGTATTTCCCACAGCAGCAGACAGCGGCACCAGGCGGAAACATTTCTGGCGTGGTTGTCGATGGCAGTTCGAAGAAAGGTGCGTGATTTATGGCGGTTGATTTGACAGGGTTTGACGCGTCGAAGGTCGAGCCGAGCGGCGGGGCGATTCCCAAAGGGGAATATCAGGTGGTGATCGTCGAATCTGAAAAGGTGGAGACGAAAGCAAAGACCGGGCACCTGCTGAAACTGAAGTTGCAAATCGTTGAAGGCGAACACAAGGGCCGGACGTTGACCGATCGGCTGAATTTGTGGAACCAGAACGAGACGGCCAGCCGAATCGCACAGGGTACGCTGTCGGCGATTTGTCGGGCCGTGGGTGTCTTCACTCCCAAAGGGTCTGAAGAACTGCACCATAAGCAACTGACGGCAGTTGTCGAGGTCAAGCAACTCGATGACGGCGTGGCGAACGAGGTGAAGGGCTACAAACCCCGCCAGTCTGCCGCGCCAGCATTCGGGGCACCAGCAGCGGCTACCGGTGGCGGAAAGCCGAATCCGTTCGGTTGAGTCGTCGTTGATCGTCACAACACCCGGCAGTGGTCACACACTGCCGGGTTTTTCAGGGAGCACACAACATGCGAACCAAAACACGGGGCAGGCCACAAGGGGCCAGAACGTTGGCACGAATCATCGTCAACGTCGATCTGTCACAATGCCCGCGATGCGGTAGCTACATGCGAACGCCATACAAAAACAAGAGACCGATCTATATCGGAACCACAACACACAACGGGCGGCAGTATTCGTGGATTTTGCAGCGCGACACGACCTGTCGAAACTGCGGTCAGCCACGAACGGACGAAAGCCGGGTCTATCAACACGGGGGCGATGAACAGTGAAGGCACGCTATTACCAGGAACAAGCAAACGATGCAGCGTGGCGATGGATGGCCAGCGGCCAAGGGAATCCGCTGATTGTTCTGCCGACGGGGGCGGGCAAGTCTGTCGTGATCGGAATGCTGATCCGGCAGGCGTTGGATTTTGGCCAGCGGGTGTTGTGTCTCGCCCATCGCAAAGAGTTGCTGCAACAGAACGCCAGCAAAATCGAGACGATGACGGGCGAGATCGTGGGCCTGAATTCCGCAGGTCTTCGTCGTCACGACTTTGACAGCCGAGTGATCTGTGCAGGCATTCAATCGGTCTACCGCAAAGCCTACGACTTCGGGGCGAGGGGGCTGGTTCTGGTCGATGAAGCACATTTGATTTCGTCCGACACCGACAGCATGTACGGCCAGTTTCTGAGCGACCTGGCACGCGTCAACAGTCGCCTGTTTTGCGTGGGCCTGACGGCTACGCCATTCCGCACGGGTGAGGGGTCGATTGCCGGCAAAGACAAGCTATTCAGCGGGATCTGCTACGAAGCATTTACGGGCGATCTGATACGTGAAGGCTATTTGAGTCCGCTGACGAACAAACCAGCGGACGCGACGATTGACACGTCACGAATCAACATCCGTGGCGGTGAGTTTGTGGCGGGAGAAATGGAACGCGTTTTCGCCGACGATGACAAGGTGCAGGCAGCGTGCAGCGAGATTGTCAGAGCGTGCGTGGGCCGTCGATCGGTTTTGGTGTTTTGCGCGGGCGTTGCCCATGCCGACCAGGTGTGCGAGTGTCTTCGCACGATGACCGGCGAACAGGTCGAATCAGTCACGGGCGAAACCGACAACATGACCCGCAGCCGGATTCTGTCGGACTTCCGGAACGGGCATCTCAGGTGGTGCGTCAACGTCGATGTTCTGACGACTGGATTTGATGCACCGAGAATTGACGCGTTGGCCGTGTTGCGGGCAACAATGAGTCCCGGTCTATTTGCTCAAATCGTCGGGCGAGGTCTGAGAAAATCTGACGACGGCAAACAGGATTGTCTGGTTCTGGATTTTGGTGGCAACATCGCACGGCACGGCAGTCTGGACGCGGCGGATTATGGCCGCTACACAGGCGGCAACGGCTGGCAGAAGGGCGAGACGATTACCCGCGATGGGGCAGGCGGAACGAAGACTTGCGACAAGTGCCGAATTGAGTGTGCGGCGAGGTCGGCGTTTTGTCCGGAATGCGGCTGGCCCTTTCCCGTGAATCATGAGGCGGTGCCTGACTTGTCTAGTCAAATCACGGGCAAACCAGAGCCGGTTTTGTATGTGGTGGAGTCGGTGGACTGGCACAGGCACGAAAAGAAAAAAGAGCCGGACGCGCCGCCGTCGGTTTGCATCTCGTACACCTGCTACCCGGAAGAACGCGGGCCGGGCAATCTGTCGTCGATTGTTGTGCGTGAGTGGGTCTGTTTTGAACATCAGGGCTTCGCTAGGCAGAAAGCCGTCGGCTGGTGGCAGACTCGGAGCATTCAGCCGGAGCCTGACACGGTGGCCGGAGCGTTGGACTTTCTTAGGCGTGGAGCCTGTCGCCAGGCTGCTCGATTGTGGGTGGTCCCGGAGGGCAAATGGCAGAAGATCGTGAGAGTTGAATTCAATGACGAAATTCCGGAGGAACTCGATATGATCCCGGAACCAGCGGCTACGGGCAACGGCGAAAACGATGACGACTGGGTGCCTTTTTAGGGGGTGTGCAATGGGCGAAACTGACATATTTTTTGAACTGTTTCACACCGCTTCAATGGCTGTGTTTTGCGTGGGTTTAGTTTTTTGTTTGGCGTGCGTACTCGATGCGAGGGGATGCGATGACATCAACAACGATCGGTTCTGACGGTCAGTATGAGTTGCGAGAGCGGCAACAGGCACCAAAGCGGCAACTGATTCGGACGGCGGGTGAGTTGGTAAAGGCTCTTGAGGTTGAGCCGCAACTGGTGGCGTTCGCGTTGTGGCGAATCAATCGTTTCGGCGGTCAGGTTGACGGCTGCAATGTGTTGCGGCATTCGCTGAGGGTTTACGACTGTTTACCGGTCACGGCTACCAATGCCGCAAGAATGTGGGCACTGCTGCACGACGCGCACGAGATTATCACCGGCGATTTGGTGAGACCGTTCAAGTCGGTCAGGCTGACCGTTGCACAGGGCGAAATCGACGCGGTTTTGCGGGCGAGATTTTGCCCGTTGATTACAGGCGATGACATCGAGATGGTACGGATTGCAGATGTGGCTGTCGGTGATGGTGAATTGCGGGCATGGGAGCACAAAACATCGCCGACATTTTATGCGACTGAAAGTATTGAGGAATGGTGCAGGCTGTTTCGTAAACTACAGCAGAGAACCTGAGTCATCGGGCGGTCGCCTTCGACCGATAGCGACAGTGGTGTGCGGATCTGGCGTTCAGACTCCGAGGGGCACCCGCAGAGGCGGTAAGCTG